CTCTATTGTTTTCATCCCAATCTAATAGTGCTGGTTCTTGTGAACAAGCTATAGTTAGATAGGTTGTTCCATTTATAACTTCATTTCCTCTATTGTGTAATGTGCTTTTTATATTGTTTATTATTCCCCAACCAGTAGTATAATTAACATTTCTAACCCTAATCTGAATTGCAGGATATGTTATCATTGTTCCTTTTATATAATTGAAATCTGGTGGTGCTCCAGGAGTGTCAAATATGGTTACACAATTAGGAGGTGTGGTAGGCTCTCTACCCATAAATAAATCTGTACCAATAGTCATGTCTAATTCATTAACCAATATAGTGGCAATATCATAGCTTGGTGCATTCATTTAAATTTGACCTCCTCCTGTATAACCTTAATTATCTTATCTGCGTTACGCAAAATTGCAGCTTCTAAAAACTTAGCACCAGAGCCTGGTCTTTTAAAATGTGCACCAACCATCTCATGAACATATTTTGCATAGTAGGCTGAAAATCCTAATACCACTGCTGGTTTCTTTAGTTTAGAAACTGCAGCACCATAAAATGCCAAAACTGCTTTATGCCTTCTATTAAATTCAGAAGCTGGTATTTTTACCTTCTTTTCACCATACTCATAATATTTATCAACGAATGTAGGACTTGCACCAACTTCTATTTTGCCTTGACTAGTTACGGTAAATACACTATTTCTTAAATTACCAGTATCTACAGGTATGACTGGAGATGTCTTTTCCATATCTTCAAGTATAATTCTTGCACCACGAACCAATCCTTTAATGGTTGGCTCTCCTTGGATTTGTTTAACTCTATTATTTAAGTTTTTAACTACTTCCTCTAATCCAGATACATGCTTAGCCATGGTTATCTCCTTATAGATAAGCTACTATAACAAATTCATCTATAGACCTAAACAGTGGAGACTTCTCAACTCGCTGTATCATGAAAGCACCATCTACCGTTCGTGGATCAACATAACCAGAGGCATCTAAAGTGAGGTTTTGTTTACTTCCTAACCATAAATAATCTCCAGTCTTAACATTGGTAGGAGTGAGTACTTGTGCTCTGCACACAATCTGTTCACCATTATCAGTCATTATTTCTTTACTTACATCGTCCCACCTACACTTAATATCTACTGGATCAGAATATGTATATCCACCATAACCATCTGGTGTTCCTCGTGCCCAGTGAACAGCTGTTTGTACACAAACATAGTTGATAAACTTGATTATAGGATTAGTCATCTGGCACAGCCCTTATAGATGCCCTTCTTAGTCCTAGAGAGGCTAACTTACCTGTGTAGTCAAGCATCTTTACCTGTTGACCATACAAAGTAGCATCTAAGCCAAATCCAGTCTCACCTTGAAAGGTTATACTGGTTGGCCCAGCCTCTGCCTGTTGTGGCTGTCGTTCTCTGGTGCAAGCTATAAGATGGGCGGTAAACCAGCGTTTAATCTCATCTAGCAAAGAAGAAGGCATATCAGTAAGTATGCTATCAACTAATGTTGATGCACTAGTGATATATGCTGTTATTATTTCATCAGATAAGTCTGTTTCAATTATTTGTTTTACTTGAGTTGCTGTTATCATATGCACTCACCTTCTTTGCTAGGTGGAGTGGAGTTACCACTCCACCATAGCGATCGAACCACATGGTACTTACCTAAGCTGCAAGCTTAACTCGGACTATTCCACACTTACCTTCCTGATCCGCTCTAATCTGAGGTACCTGTATGGTCATTACTTTATACTTCGTTACCATATTACCCTCAGTAGACCACTCTACATTCTGTAGGCCCATGCCTCGTACTATCCTTACTACGTCAGAGGTCATCTGGACAAGCAATACCATATCTGCAGGCATAAGATCAATAACCTTTATATTCCTTATACCAGAGATAGCCATTAGCCTGTCCCTAATCGTGATAACTTTTCCACCAGAAACCTTGTAATCCTCATCAAGGATAGTTTCATATGCAGAAGGAATGTATAGGTTCCAGGGCCCAAAGAATTTGTCGTTTAGACTGGCTTGCTTCATAGCAATTACTTGTTTGATTATTGCAGTTTCGTCAGATGCTTCATTCCATGGTACAAGAACAGTAGCAGCTTCAGAAGAACCAATAATATCAGTTACTTCATCCTCAGTATTGGCATGAGGGAAGTTTATGTAAGAGTAAATCGTTCCGCCACCATAGGAATACTTTTGATCACCAAATAACATAAGCTCTAATTTTTCCTGCACTTTTCTGGCTGCACGCTCAGCCATAGTGGTATCCAATGGATTACCCATATTCCTACTGGCTGCAAGGACACGAGCATTTATCTCGTAGTCTGCATGCACTATAGGAATAGGCAGATAATGAGTCGTAAACTGTGGCCTGGCTCCCTGCGCCCTGGTAATACCATCCATAGTAATATCGGCCTCAAGGTCGGTATCACTAATATCATGGTATTCAAGCACAGTTGTGCCCATTGCATTGCCAAGGTTATAGACTAGCCCAGCATCTATTACATCCTGAAATCCACCAAGTCTGGACTCAGCCACCTTAAGGACAGCTTCATCTAACTGTTTCCATTCGTCCCTACGCAGAGTTCCAGCCTGATTAAGCTGAATGACCCTATAGGAATCTTCCTTTTTAGGATCACCACCTACATATACCGATACATAGGTTTGACCATCCTGTTCTACGAAAGGACGCATTCTTCCAATGTCAAGCCTGCCCTCAGCAGCAAGCTTGCTAGCTATTTCCCCCAACGCCCCATTTGCTGTAATTAAATCCATTTGTGCACCCATCTAATTTTTAGCCTCCTTTCTATATAATCCGTACTTTAACTCGTCCGCTAGCATCTTTGGCAGATATAGCCTGTCCAATTATGGCATGTGCATGAACTACTACATTACCAGATGCTGTTCCAGCAAAGGAATTCGTTACAGTACCAGTACCAATACCAGTAGCTTCTGCTGTGCCTGTTCCATTATCAATATCAACATCAGTTAATGTTAAATCCAAATCTAGTGCAGAAAAAGCCACATTGGCTCCAGAAACAGCTACATCTACACTAAGCGTAGTGCCCGAACCAGCAGGCTTTAACGTACCATCTCCAGCACTAACTAGGAAATCTCCTACATTTATAGTTGCACCAGAATTTGCCAATGCATACACTATATCTCCACGGCCAGCTACCCATACTTGCACTGGATCATCAGTAGCATATTCATCTTCGATGGTTTTACCCTGTAGCTCATCCTCAAGTGCAAACATAGGAATGGCATTACCCTCAGCAGTACCATGAGGTTCTACCTTACCATTTTCATCAAGAGCAACCAACATACCTGGAGTTATAGCAGCACCAGCTACAAACTCCTCAATTACATCACTATACTTTTTTAGCTTAATCGTATTCTTTGCCATTATCTATTTTCCCTCCTCCTTAATCAAATTTAATTCCTGCAGGCGGTAACGGCTTCACTTTATTAGCAGCCACATTAACCTGCTGTGCACCCATAGCAGTATAATCTACCTTGGGTGGAATGGCCTTTGCCAACTTCTCAAGCTGACAAATCTTCATAGACTTTAGCTCATCATCACTAAATACGTTAGATGCAGAATTGGTCTTTATGTAGTCAATATATTCTTGTTTCTTTTCCTGTAACAGCTTTATACCAAAACCAATCTGCTCCCGTATTTCAACAGGTGCCATATCAAGATACACATTCAAATCCTTAAACTGCTCCTTCAACTCTTCTAACACGGCTTCCTTATTCACCTCAATCTTAGCTGGCTCTGCTTTAGTTAGGTCTATTAACTTATCAAGATGTTCCTCTTGAAGAGTGCCTAACCATTCTGCGTCCTTCTCATCGAATTTGCCAGACTGAATTAGAAGTTTAACTTTCTCTTCCATTTTTCTACCTCCTTTTTTGTTTTCTTTTAATGCAGACATTGGTGGAATTTCCAAGTCTACATCAAATTCTTCCACAAGCAATCTATATGCCTGTCGCCTTGCTCGTTTTCGCTCCTCATCACTCACCCCCTTAACTTGTGTTCCTCTACCACCAATAACTGCCCTTAAAGCACGTTCATTAAGTTTACCAGTTTTAGGATTTACTACTGGAAACTTTAAGTCCTGAAATGTAGGTGCATCAGCATCCCCAATTAAGAAATGAGCAGCTATTCTGGCTCGTTCCTCTCTTGGTAAATCTTCCCACCTACCATCAACACCAAAATCCTGTAAAGCTGGTGCAGACCACTCAGTGCTTTCGGTTCCTTTGTAAGATAGTTTGTAAACTTCCAAAGGAGTATTACCTTCTTTATTTAGCCTTATACCACAGCCATCAGTCCAAGAGCATGCACCTCTTTCATTAGGCAATAATGCTAGGTGATCTGGCCTATGGTTCTTGGCTATACCAACATACTTTTCACCATTCCACTCACCAGAGATATATTCGTCATCGGTGAATACACCAACACTTACGTCAATTGGTTGGCCTTTCCTTAAACAACTAAGTATTTCTGGATAGACCAACGATGCTTTGTGTTCATTTATCCACACTTCAGCTTTAAGCTTACCATCTTC